ACCTCCACCACCTCCACCAGCAACGGGAAGCCCGCTCGCTGCCGTCGCAGGCTTAAAGTTGCCATTGGTATCGACAGAGCCGACAACAACGCATTGGACTTGCGCCTGACCTGAATTGGCCGGTGAGGTTGCGGGATACGAGGTATTGCTCATGGTTTACTGCTTCTCTTGCTGCGTGAATGTGCCTTCGCCGGGGCCAAGGTCGTTTTCGGGGGGCTCGGGCACGTCCGAGGGGTCAATGCCGTGGTACGGGCTTTCTTCGTCGTTCGCCAGCACTTGGCGGACTTCATCAGGGGAGACGATGCCGTCATTGATGCGGATGGAGTCTGTCTCGGCATTCATCTTGTCGGCGGTCGCTTGCTCCACCTTGTCCAAGTGCTTGATCGGGTTCCACTTCCAACCGATGTTCGGATCGATGGTGCCCCACAGATTCAACTGAGCCAGTTTTATGATGGATTCCATCAGCGGCGATGCGTGGGCTTCCTGATCCGACGAAATCGCTTCGTTGAATGCTTGGAGTTCGCCTTCGGACGTCGCGCTCAGGCCAGCAGGGGTGAAGCCAAACAACTTGACGAACGGAATCTTGCAAGGCGCGGACATGTGCTCTTGCGCCTGCGCTTGGAGCTTGTCCAGCGACGAAAGGGGCGTGGAGACGTTGGAGAATTCCTCCGCATCCTTGTCCAGCAGGAACAGGCCCTGATTCGTTCGGTTGGCAACGAAGAGAGCAGCGCGGCGCACGAGTTCGTCACTCTGCGTCAACGTCTCCATGTTCGTCGCCAGAACCGACGTGCTGAAGTTCTGGATAATGTCGTTGACCGACTGCCGCGTCTGAAGCCAGTTATCCACGTAGGGACGCATCATTTGCGTCATGGACAGGCCACCGAAGGCATAGGCCGGCTTGAGAATGTCGCTCACCGGATGCGGGATGACCATCAGCAGCCGCGTGGCATGCACCTCTTTACCCATGACAAACCAAGTATTTGGCTTAAAATAATCAGGCTTAAGGGGTTCGTTGGTATTATACACCCCCGGATAAGTCCAAATGGGCTCAACGACTTGAAGATTCTTCAAAGAACCTTGTTTCACCTTGGTTTCATACACCAAGGGAATTTTCAATTCAAGGGGATTATCCGATGCGCCCGTGTCAATATATATTTGACCGCGCCCGAATCCCTCGCCGAGTTCAAGCACCTTGCGAATGACGGACTGCACGCTCAGGCGCTTGAGTTCGTCCTCAATGTCCTTTTTCTTCTTTGCTGCGGTTTGCTTTGATGACTGGTCTGCGTCATCCTCACCCGTGTACGTCACCATGCCCCAATTGCGGGTCATTTCGCTGGCGATAGTCTCGACGGGGACGCGGTATTCGCTGCGCTGGAGAAGGGCCGCGCAAATCGGATAACCGATGAACATCTGCCCCTCTTCAAAGGCAGAATTGAACTGGTTAGCCCAGCCGTACAGGCCATTGATGCCCGCAGTCGGTGTGCCAATGCACGAGTCAACCGCCATCTTGACTTCTTTGTTCGCCAGCACGCCAGGCGGAACCGCAGGCAGGCGATACGGCGTCATGTCCTCCAAAGTGGCAACATTGCCGGTCTGGACATATGCCATGGCCTCACGATCCCATGCCTTGTAGGTGCGAGGCTTGGGGACAATCTCAACCGGCAACTTTGCCGCTTCAGTTTGATTACGGCGGAAAGGCCAGAAGTTGAGTTTCATCGGAGTCTTGTGTTTTGAGCGTTGGCGAGCATGGAATCGCTGATCTTGAATCCACGCTTCTCGCCGGTAGCGAAGTTAATCATCACGGAGTCGGCCAGATTGGGTGACTTCACACCGTCTGGTTTCTTGTCAATCAGAATCTTGCCCGCGCCATTGAGCGACCATGTAGGCTGCGACAATTCCGTGATGAGCTTTTGCAGGTTGGAGATACTGCTACTGAGTGAGATAATCTCGTCAGGGTCGTATTCGTGACCCTCAACCACTGCGCGATAGGTGTTCTGGAATCGAATCCGAAGACGCCACCACATTTGCGCTTTAAGGTTGGCGAAGTAGTCCTCATTCTTGCGGGACTTCACGTCTTCCTTGAGCGGGTCAACCACAGCAGCCGAGCCACGAAAGGCTGCAGTCTCAATGGGCTTCATGCCCTGAGACTGCCTGCGCTCATTGATAACCTTGGCGTCACCACGTACCCCAGCGCCTAGGCCATCGGCGTCATACTTGAGTTCGGGGCTTTCCCATGTGTCGCACAGGATGAAGGCGCGTTCAGTCGTCTTGAAGATATCGGAGCCTAGGCCCGACCATTCCTCAACGGCCTTCACCTCAACGCCATGTCGGCTCGAGAAGCAGTTTTTATCGGTGCCCTCGTCTGCTACGTCCAGCGCTCCGTTTCGTGCGCCTGTAGGCACGATTCCGAGCTTCTGGCAGGCATCCACGCTGGCCCTGATCCAGTCGTTCGGTATCACGACACCCTCAACGGATGCCGCGTAGTTGATATCCACCTCTTGGGCAAGCGTTACGGGATCAATCTCCCTCTGTTGCTTGGCGTACCACTCATCATCCTTGCGGGGATCATCGCGCCAGTGAAACGAGAAGACGGAGATATTGCCGGCAAAGCGCTTGGCAGCAAACGGATTCGCCATCCCCTTGACCGACGACAGGTCAATCCGGCAATCCGTATTCGCCGACAGTGAGGCATCAATCAGGTGCGGTCGCTCCAAATGCGCGGCTTCATCCACAAGGTATATTGCCTTCCGGCCCCCCCGTCCAATCGAATCGCCTGCTTCCCCGGTGATAATCGAGTCTGTCTCAGGGAACTTGATCCGCATGTGCGCCGAACAAGTCTTGTCATTGCGATCCCATCCGCCCCGAAACTCCCGAGGCAAGCCCTGCATGAACAGTCGAGCCTTCTCCAACATACTGTCAGGATCGCCCAGCACGTCCACCAGCATTTCCTTGCGCGACCCCGTGCCAATCGCCAATTCCCGATTCAGTAGGCACATGCAACAGGCCAGGCTCATCACAAGCCACGTAATGCCCATGTCCCGCGACTTCTCAATCAGGCCAGGCTCACCCGCCTTCCATCGCTCAATGATCCAGTAGGCTAGCTCTTCCTGCTTCGGAAACAAGAGAAAAGGCAGTACAGCAGGTAGCCCACGGCGAACCAGACGAGGATCGTAAGTATTTCCCCAGTCAATGATAAGTTGCGCCGGATGGTCACGGTAGTACGCCTTCAGAAGCGGCAAAATCTCCGGGTTAGCCCGGATTTTCTTCAGCTTCTCTAGTCGCCACTCATAGACTACCCTGTAATCAGGATTCTTGAAGTCGAATGGGTACGGGATCGGCACCTATATTTTACCCTGAAACGAAGTCAGAATATGCCTTCGCTGCATCCAAAACAGGCATTTCGCGGATATTGGCGGGTTCGTTTTCGATAACTTCGGCCATGTCAACCATGCGAGTAACTCGCTCTTTATTGGCAGACAACAGGTTCACGGCAAGCGCGCCGGCATCGTTTGCCATCTTCGTAAGCACCGCAACGTCCTTCAATGCCTCGCGAGATTCATCATCTAGCGGTTTCGAATCATCCACCTCTTGAACCTTGGCGTTCGCAATTCCTGCGAGCCGATGGGCCGTGGCAGCGCCATATTCAGCCGCCGAAGCCACATGCTGGCTAATGCTCATGAGCTTTTCAGCCATCGTGCGCACTGCCATTTGCGTTTTGGGGGGCAATGAGAGCACTACGGACTCAGCCTCAACCAACTTATGCGCCGCTTCAGCGATAGTTCTGTTTCGTTCCGAAAAACGTACCGAAACTGCTGATTTGGGCACTCCATACTCACGAGCGAGCGCAGCAGCCTTCTCGCCATTCAACAGGCGGACGCCGAGTTCATCCCATTGAGCATCTGTGAGTTTGGAAGGACGGCCCATGATTATTCAGCCTTACGAAACGTCTTGCACTTTTCCATGTGCTTGGCCTTCACCCATCCCCATGAGTCACAGATGTGGTCTAGTGCCTGCTCATAGGTTAGTTTGAAACCCGAGCCAATGCGAAGTTCTTCTGCTTGCATTGCCAATTCCTTCCGACTAGGCTCAAGCTGAGTAGGAGTCCATTGCATTTGAGCCATGCTTACTTACTCGTCCATTTCAGAATCGCATTTGCCATTTCAACTAGCTTTGGCTTATCCAGCATCATCATGGCTTGCGTGCCTGAACCGGACTGCCGGACGATTACGTCATACTGGCCGTCTTGACGCTTGCTGATATTGATGTACGGCACATAGCCTTCAGCGGGTAGGCCTGGTGGAGTCCATGCAAAGATGGTTTCCCAGAAGTTGGTAGTTTGGGTCATGGCTTGAAGTGGCAAGATTGCCGTTTCACAATGTGAATTATCTAGAATTATCCTACACTCAATAATTGGTGCCCGATCACGTCTCCCCCATTCATCTTGAGGATAAGGTGGAGGCTTGTTAACTCACGCTCGGGCTGCAGTTGATATTTCCGGCTCTTTGCTGCCTACCGGGCCTCGCTCAACGTCTGGTAGTGGCACAGGAGCGCCGATAGGACGGAGCACGCTTTTGGCGCAATGAGGGCTTGAGGATGGGTCAGTTTTCAGGCTGGCCCATGTTTGGTTACTTGCAGACGGTCAGGGTGATTGACTGCGGAATCTTCACTAGGCGATGCTTGCGAAGATAGTGGGTAATCAACCGGACAAGCCAGCGGTAGAACGCCAGCCGGATCATGTTAGACCGCCGTCAGACTGATGCCACTGGGGATTTTCACCATGACAACCACGGGCGCGACAATCGTCAGCGGAGCCGAGACGACAGCAGCCGAAAGGGCATTGCCCGATGCATCCACGGCAACGGCGGATGCCGTCCACGTACCGGCCTCAAGCGTGAGGCTGAACGAGGTGCTGTCCAGTGCGACAGCCACGGGTGCGGGTGCAGCAGCGCCGCCAGCTTCGGAGAGGGTGACAACATAGCCGGCGACAGTGCCCGGGAGCGAGGCAGCGTCAACCGAGGTCAGTGCGATGGAGCCGTTTACAGAAGTGGTCATTTGATTTCCTTGGGGAGTGAGTGGCGTTT